GCTACTATAGCGCAGCCACCAACACCGGCTACTATAGCGCAGCCACCAACACCGGCTACTGTAGCGCAGCCACCAACACCGGCAACTGGAGCGCAGCCACCGTTGATGGAAAGGCGTCTATTGCAATCGTCACCGGGTTCGATAGTAAAGCATCCGGCACCATTGGATGCTGGCTCGTCCTAACCGAGAGGGGTGGCTGGAACGGTGATACTTACCCCATTAAAGAGGTGCGAGCGGTAAAGGTAGATGGTGAGATTATAAAACCCTGGGTATTTTACAAACTGGAAAATGGGGAGGTCGTGGAAGCATGAACCAATACGATATCCCGGATAGGCCCATCCCGAGCTGGGTGGATAACTACGATGATAAGCCTCACATCTGCCCGGAGTGCGGATGCGAGATCAACGAGACCATTTACATTAAGGACGGCATGGTCATTGGCTGCGAAAACTGTGTTAAGCGTTTTGACGCCAGCGATGCGGATGCTGACAGGTACTTTGATGAAGCACAAGACAGATATTAAGGAGGAGCCATGGAGAACTACTTTCGAGAATTGAACAGCATCAACTGCTCTGACAAGACAGAGAAGAAGAACGGCCTTACATACCTTTCCTGGGCATGGGCCTGGGGAGAAATCAAGAAGCTGCACCCGGATGCGACCTATACCATCTACGAGGATGCTAACGGCCTGTTTTACCACACAGACGGTAAAACCTGCTGGGTTAAGACTGGCGTAACCGTCAACGGCATTGAGCACATCGAGTATCTGCCGGTCATGGATAACCGCAACCGCTCAATCCCGGCCAGTGATGTTACCTCATTCGATGCCAATAAGGCAATCCAGCGTTCCCTTACAAAAGCCTGTGCCCGTCATGGCCTTGGCCTGTATATCTACGCTGGTGAGGACTTGCCGGAGGGTGCAGAAAGAGAACCGGAGCCTACCGAGTATTGCATCGACTGCGGGCAGCAGATCACCGGTATCAACAAGCGCAACGGGGAGTATTGGCCTGTAAGCAAGATCGCCGCCTACAGCGTCCAGCGGTTCGGCCGCAAGCTGTGCCCGAACTGCCAGAAGAAAGCCTTTGCCGCCGAAAAGGAGACCGAGAAGAATGGAGCTTGATTTGTGGACCGAACTGCAACAGAAATCGGCACAGCTTAATACAGCCGTTAAGACCTTGCGAAATTCGGGAAGCGAGTATGCTGCTGCGGAGCGGGACTATAAAGTCCTTCTCCGCACCGAGTGTTTAAAGCTGAAAGACGAAGGTGTTGCCATCGGGCTGATCGACAAGACATGCTACGGGATACCGAGCGTGGCAGAAGCACGGTTTAAGCGAGATGTTGCCGAAGCAGTCTACAAGGCGAACTTGGAAGCCATCAACAGCCTTAAACTGCAAATCAGGATCATCGATAACCAAATCGGCAGAGAATGGGGACAGGCTGGGAGGTGTGACGGTTGAAAAACGAGTGGGGCGCAGAGCTTGACCGAAACGGTTACGCTCCGAGCATCGTACAGGCCGACACATCCAAGTGCTTTTTGTGCCAACGCTCCGGCGTAAAGCTCGACCGGCACGAAATCTTCGGCAACGCCATGCGGAGCAAAAGCAAGCGCATGGGGCTTTGGGTTTCCCTGTGCCACACGCCTTGCCACCTGACACACGCACACAGCTGTGCTGAGGTGATGGATTGGCTGCACCGGATGGGCGAGCAAGCCTGTATCGACAACTACGATTTCACGATCCCGATGTTCCGGGAGGAATTTTACACAAACTATTTGGAGGAAACAGATGAAGGTATTAGTGGCCTGTGAGGAAAGCCAGGAGGATTGCAAGGCTTTCCGGGCAAATGGGCACGAAGCGTACTCCTGCGACATTCAGGAGCCGTCTGGCGGACATCCGGAGTGGCATATTCTCGGCGATGCACTCAAGGCCATCGAGGGGGGGAGTAATAACCACCATGGATGGCATTCGGCACTATATTGGTAAGTGGGATTTACTAATAGTTCACCCACCTTGTACATATCTGAGTAACGCTGGCGCTTGCCGGTTATATCCTCAAAAAGGGCAACTTAATTTGGAGCGGTACGCAAAAGGACTGGAAGCAAAGGAGTTCTTCATGAAGTTCTATAATGCCGATTGCGACAGAATTGCCATTGAGAACCCTCTCCCTAGTAAGATTTTCGAGTTACCTCCTCCCTCTCAGGTTATTCAGCCATATCAGTATGATGATGAAGGTAAGCATCCTTATACAAAGAAAACCTTGTTATGGCTTAAGGGGCTCCAACATTTGGTTCCAACTACGCCAGAGCGCATACCAGTTGGCCCGTATGTCCCATCCGGCACTGGACGGAAAGATAGAAGCAAGTACGGGGCTGCTAAGCGTGGAGATGATGCAAAGAACAGGTCAAAGACATTCCCCGGCATCGCAAAAGCTATGGCCGAACAGTATGGAGGTGACATAAGAGATGAGTTCACGGATGGCATTTCAAGTTGGAGATAGGTTTGGGAAACTTGTGATTTTGAGACAAGACGGCGTACATAAAAAGCCTTGTGGGACGACTGAAAGAAGGTGGCTTTGCAAGTGCGATTGTGGGAACGAGGTTTCTGTACTTGGGCACAATCTTAAAAGTGGAAACACAAAATCTTGTGGATGCCTGCCAAAGCAAAGCAGGCTGCCAAATAATCGAGGAGTTATTAACCATATCATACTCCAATATAAGCGTCACGCAAGAGACAGAGGGCTTGCAAGGGGATTATCTTACGAAGATGTCGAGCGCCTCATTAAGCAGCCGTGTTTTTACTGTGGAACAATAAATAGTAATCACAAAGTAACGAAAAATTGCAAAGAGGGATATGACCACAATGGAATAGACCGCACCGACAGTTCAAGAGGATACTTCATTGATAATGTTGTTCCGTGCTGCAAAATATGCAACAGAGCCAAAAACAATATGGATCAAAGGGAATTTATCGAGTGGGCGAGAAAAGTTACAAATTATACAGTTTGTCTACCTATGGCAGACCAATGGGGATAACAGGAGGTTACATATGTTAAATAAAGCGATCCTTAATGGGCGGCTGACCAAGGCCCCCGAACTGAAACAGACCAACAACGGTAAGAGCGTTTGCGGCTTTACCATCGCCGTAGACCGAAGCCGCGACCGGGAAAAGACTGACTTCGTACACATCGTAGCATGGGGCAAGACCGCCGAATTCGTGAACCAGTGGTTCGGCAAGGGCGACCTCATTACCATTGTTGGGCGCATCGAAGTTCGCAACTACGAGGACAAGAACGGCAATAAGCGCACAGCCACAGAGGTTATCGCAGAGGAAGCTCTTTTCGGCGGCAGCAAATCTACCGGCAAGGCAGAGGAAAAGCCCGCAGAGAGCGAGCAGGGCGGATTTGAAGAAGTCGAGGGCGACCCTAACGACCTCCCATTCTGACGGTAGGTGAGGAGGAATGCCGAATAGATTGATAAAGGATAGCTTCCGCACAAGCGACAAGATAGCATCCTTAACGGATTTCGAGTTTCGGCTTTGGGTAAGTCTTATTGTTTCGGTAGACGATGCAGGACGAGGAGATGCTCGACCTGCAATCATCAAAGGCAACGCATTCCCGCTTCGGGAACGGGTTACTGCAAAAGATATCAACGATGCGCTCCACGGTTTGGCGGCCAAAGGCTGCGTTTCCCTCTACGAGGTGGACGGGAAGCCCTACTTTTGGTTCCCGACTTGGGCCGAACATCAAAGGATACGAGAATGCAAACCCAAATATCCCGACCCGCCTAAAAACAGCGGCTTTACACCGTCTGCGGAAATCTGCGGCGAGTTGCCGCAAGTTGCTGCGGATTGCGGCGAGCTGCGGCCTGAATCCAATCCGAATCCGAATACTAATCCGAATCCGAATACAAGTACCCCCCATGCCCCCCAAGGGGGCCGGTTTGCCGAATTTTGGGCGCAATATCCCAAGAAAGTCGGGAAAGGAGCAGCAGAGAAGGCATTTGAGCGCATCAAGCCGGATAAGCAGACCTTTGACCGCATGATGGATGCCATATCTGCACAGAAGCGGAGCCGCCAATGGACGGAGAACAACGGCCAGTACATCCCAAACCCTGCGACATGGCTGAACCAGCGCAGGTGGGAGGACGAGCTTCCGCAGGGGGAAACCGAGGTAAAGCAGCTGCCCAGCTATGACCTGGCGCTGGCGGAGCGGATGATGGAGGAGAATGCGAAATGAGCCTTGATATTTGCCCGATGACGCTGAAGGAGGCAAATGCGTTTGTGGAGCAGCACCACAGACATCATAAGCCTGTTGTTGGCCACAAGTTTTCCATCGGCTGCACGGACGGAGAAAAAATTGTAGGCGTGGCCATTGTCGGTAGACCGGTATCACGGCATCTTGATGATGGTTGGACGCTTGAGGTCAACAGGCTTTGCACGGATGGTGCAAAAAACGCCTGCTCTATGCTTTACGCTGCCTGCTGGAGAGCTGCACGGGCAATGGGATAAAAAAAACTTGTAACATACATACTCGACACGGAAAGTGGAACGAGCCTGAAGGCAAGCGGATGGAAGTGCGTTGGTCAGGCGGGAGGCTTGCGTTGGACAGGGAAGCGCAGACCAGAGGTTGATCTTTGCCCAGCTCAAATGAAAATTCGATGGGAGATGGAGGAGGAATCATGAAAATCACGATCCCCGAAATCCCCCCATCGCTGAACAAGTACGCCGGGCGGGCAAATGCCTGGGACTACCGAGCGGAAAAGCAGCGCTGGCTGCAGCTGTTTGTTGCATACTGCCCCAAGTGCAAACCAATGGGCAAGGCGGTGGTGACCATCACCTACTACTTCCCCACCCGGCACCGGCATGACCCGGATAACTACAACGGCAAGATGCTGATGGACGGGCTGGTACACCGAGGAGTAATCGCCGATGATAGCTTTGACCATGTCGAGCTGCGGCTGCGTGGGGCATATGACCCCAAAAACCCAAGAACAGAAATTGACATAGAGGAGGTACCCTGATGGGACAGAAGGATGTAGAGCGGGAGAAGCCGCTTTTTGAGGGACAAAGTGCCGAGGAATTTATCAAGCGCTGGAACGCTGTCACCAAAGCCATAAAAATGCGCGCAGAGATGTCCGAGCATGAAAAGGTGGTGAGTTATGATGTCATACGATAAAGCGTCTCCTAACGCCGAAATCGGCTGTTCTAATTCAAACGACCCGGAGTTCCTGGAGAAGCTGGTGCGTGAGGGCAAGACCAACAGGGAGATTGCCTTAATTCTCGATCTTGATTACGGCTCTGTGGCCCAAATCTTGTCTCGCTATGGAATCAAGAGAGACCCAAACCGGCCCTGCAAGAGATGCGGAGGGCCGATAGGCAGCACCAACACCCGGCAGCTGTATTGCAAGGAGTGCCAAAAGGCCATGGACAGCATCCGAGCCCGCAAAAGCAGTATGAAAAAAGCCGAGCCGAAGAAATGCGAATACTGCGGGAAGGAATATTTCGGTCAGCCGGGACAAAAGTACTGCTCCAAACAATGCTACAAGGACGCGGCGGCATCCGGTAAGTATAAGCGCCCCAAGAATTGGATAAAGCGCCGGGATGGGAAAATCGACATCGAGATAAGGGTTTGCGGCAAAACAACAGAGCGCAGGGAGAGCGTGGACTACTACGAGGCCAGGGAGATTTGGCACAATGGCTGGATAGGCCGGGGCTACGCAGCGCTGATAACGGTAGATGGCCACAGGTTGGAGACACTTCCGCAAATAAAGACATTCTTCGGATTTAGGAGGGATTCGCTATGAGGAACCGGACGGCAGCGGCAGTTACGATAATCTTAGCTGCTTTCTGCATAATGGTTCTATCGGCTATTTCGGCCGAAAGGTTGAATCATTTGGATGAAGTGGCCCAGGCGGAGATCACAGCAGAGGAACAGGAACGCCGGGAGCAGGCAGCCTATTACAATGGTTGGCAGGACTGCAAGCAATATTATCTTGAGAATTTTGGAGGGATAAACTGATGGAACCTGTAATTAACCCGTGGTTGTTTTATTTGATTGAATTGGTAGACGGATTGAAACTTGCATTTGGCGGCCTTGGCTTTGCGATTGGGCTTGTCCTTATTATTTCAGGACAATTTGATAGTGATTGTACTTGTGATGAAAATGTAAAGAAAAAGTGTCGGAAAAAGAAAAAGATTGGGCTTGCTATACTTCTTGTTGGGTGTTTTGTTTGCGTGTTAATCCCTTCATCTGACACGCTGATAAAGATGACAATAGCAAAGAATGTGACCTACGATGCAGTAGACGCTGCAAAAGATGTGGTAGCACAGGTTTACAACGACATTTTGGCACTGTTCCAAAAATAAAAGGAGGGATAACATGGATGCTGTGAAATTTATTAAGGAACGCAACAGAATGTGCAAGAGTTTTTGTGATGGATGTAAAGAATGCCCTGCTTTTAATGTTTGCGAGGATGACTTATGTTGTGCAGTTGGTCAAGAGTCAACGCTGGACGCTACGGCTCAGATCGCTATTGTCGAGGAATGGTCTGCTGCACATCCACGCAAGACGAGGCAGAGCGTGTTTTTGGAGCAGTGGCCGGAGGCGGAGCTGACTAAAGACGGTGCCATATCGATATGCCCGATTGCAGTCTCCGCCGCTTATAGAAACAAAACTGGTGGCTGCGCCTCCCCAACACGCCCGCGATGCGCGGTCTGCCGCCGCGAGTTTTGGATGCAGGAGGTAGAATGATGGAAAATCTGTTGCAAAACATCGCCAGCGGGCTGTGGATCGTGTTGGGCGTGTACTGTTTCTTAGGGCTAAGGAAGTGGAACAAGCGCTTCAGCGAGTTGTATGACGAACTGAAAGAGGAGGTGGAGCGATGGAACGAATGACATTTGAGGGGAACTTCTGCGACATCACGCAATGCCGGGAGATTCCGTGCCCGTATAACGGCGCGTGCTCCCAGCGTAAAGTGTGGGAGCGGCTGAAAGCCTACGAGGACACGGGGTTGACGCCGGAGGAGGTTTTGCCGAAGGACAAGGCAGACGAGATTGCGCTGAAGCTGATGCGCCTTGCTGATTTGGAAAGCCTTTGCAGTTATACCCGCCTGCGGGAGCTGGCCGAGGCAGACAAGGACGGGCGGCTGGTGGTGCTGCCGGAAGGAGAAAACGATGGCTGAATACATAGACAGGGAAGCGTTTAAGAAAAGCGTCGAGGAGCGTTATTGCAAGCCGTGCAAGGCGGAGAAGAAAGACCACAACGGATGCTGGTGTCGTGCCTGTTGGGTTGACGATATGCTCGATGAGGTAGATTGTTTCCAGACCGCTGATGTCGCCCCGGTGGTGCGTTGTAAGGACTGCAAGCACAGCTGGGAGGATATAGGCGGACTGTGTTGCTCGATGGGGTTTGCGTTGACCTTACTGTGCCGGATGATTTTTATTGTGCATATGGGATAAGGAAAGAAGGTGAAGAAAGTGTCTAAATACATTGACCGTTCGGTTGCAATTGCCCGGTTAACTGAACTTGAAGTAACTGAACCAAATGCTACAATGGCAGACGCAAAACGAGTGCTGGCAGATATGCCATGTGCTGAGGCAGTATCACTTCACGATATTTACAGAGTTATTGCAGGACATAGTTATTATCATGGCGACCGTATTCTTGCAGCATTGACATGTATCGCAGAAGGAAAAGAAGTGAACCCTGTACTCCCTACCGACCTTGTGCCGGTGGCCAGATGCAAGGACTGCGAATACAGCTACGATGAAATAAGCTATCTGTGCTGTTCCCACGGTGTTTGCGTTGATTGCGAAGTGCCGCCGAACTTCTACTGCGCATACGGAAAAAGGCGGGCGGAAAATGAACCGCCGGAGGAGGGAGAAACATGATTGACTACAAGCGCATCTGCATTGACGAGCTGAAATGCCACAGCTATAAGCTCCGGTCGTTGGAAAGCCTGCCGGAAGAAATCCGCCGCTACAATGAGCAGATGGACGGCATCCGGTCTGCCACCAGCGATGCTACACCAGTAAAGGGCGGCGGCTGCAGCCGGGAAGATTATTTGATAAACGCAATCTCCCGCCGGGATGCGCTCTCGGCAAACCTTGCGATAGCCAAGTGGCAGACCTCCCAGGTAGAGAAAGGACTGGCCTGCCTGACGGGAAAGCAGCGGCGCATCCTTGAGTTGTTCTACATCCGCCGGGAATACGGCTACATACAGCGGCTTTGCCAGGAGTTCAACGAGAGCGAGCGGCAAATCTACTACGATAAGGACGAAGCCCTCCGGAGATATGCCCTTTGCCGGTATGGGTTGACCGAACTGTAAAGTTTGCAGAAACATTGCAGAAATAAGATGCATATACAGTGTATACTGATAGCGTGGTAAAACACAGACTTCCCTTGACATTCCTCCTGGTGGGGAGCCGGGCCCCTAATCCCGGCAATCTGCTCCCGTAGCTCAATGGTAGAGCAGCTGCTTTATTACAGCACTGAGAGTTTAACTCTCAAAACCGTGAGCAGTTCTGTCGCTAGCAGACGGCTCACTTCTTTTAAGCAGCGGGTTATAGGTTCAAGCCCTATCGGGTGCTCCACCTTCATGTTTTACCTCCTTTTTACGGGGTCGCCGATGCCCCGTTATCCCACCGGCCGAAGATACATGACCTTCGTAAAAAAGGTGCCGCGCTGGCAGGCCGCAAGTTCGCAATAGTCTGCCTTACCAAAAGCAGTCAGAGAGTACCGAAAGGCGCTCTCTTTCTTTATGCCATAAAGGAGGAGATACCTATGGATTTAATAGTCCGCAAAATCCCACAGAGCGACACCATCAAGGTATATCCGGTATCTGATGTGCATTTGGGCAGCATCCTACATGATAAAGAGGGCTGGCAAGCATTCTGCCGCCGGGTAGAGCGGGAGGATGCTTATCTCATCCTTGGCGGCGATCTCATCAACAACAATACCCGGAACGCGGTGGGAAGCCCCTTTGAGGATTATATCCGCCCGCGGGAGCAGAAAAAGATGATGGTGGAAATGCTTACGCCCATCAAGGATAAGATACTCTGCGCGGTATCCGGTAACCACGAAGCGAGGACAGCCAGGGACACCGACCAAGACATTATGGGCGATATCATGTGCAAGCTGGACATGGAGGACTACTACGCCGAGGACATAGCATTCCTCAAACTGGAGATTGGGCGCAGGGTAACAAGAGATATCCCTATCACCAGCTATACGATGGCTGTTACCCATGGCTCCGGCGGCGGCATTTACACCGGTGCAACGGTCAACCGCAATGAGCGCTTCGGCTACACCATAGAGGGCATTGACGCTCTGATTGTTGGCCATACCCACAAAGGCACCATCAGTAAGCCCAAAAAGATCGTGGTGGACAGTAACAACAATGTTATCCGTACCAAGCAGCTTGTAGTGGTTAGCTGTACCGCATGGCAGCAGTACGGAGGCTATGCAGCCCGGAAGATGCTGCTGCCCAGCAGCGAGAGCGACCATGAGCAGCCGCAGACGCTCCTGCTGTGCGGGAACAAGACAGGCACTAAGCGGATAACCACGGTTTGGTAACAATAATTGGTAGCCCGGCATAGTAGACACCGGGAGGGATAGGGCGGGTAATGAACATTGTATTTGATTATAATTCTCCCAGGTGGCGGAGGAAGCGCCAACAGATATTAAGGCGTGACGGATATATGTGCCAGCACTGCAAGAGGTACGGAAAGGCGGTACAGGCTACAACGGTGCATCATATCAAACACGCAGATGAGTACCCGGAACTGGCTTACGAAGATAAAAATTTAGTAAGCCTGTGTGAGGGCTGCCATAACAAGCAGCACCCGGAAAAAGCAACAGCAGCAAGGGGCCGTTACTGATACCCCCCCTATCCGTTGCGCCTTCCGCCTGTCTATGGGGACCGGCGGGGGGAACTTTTTCCAACTCTACGGTATATTTTTGAGAAAGGGGAAGCCATGACAAAGGAAAAATGGGTTGAAACTATCGAAAAACAGATGGAAAAACTCGGTACGGCCGACCCATCTTATCAATCTGCGGTAGAAACGCTTGCAGAGATACTGGAACAGCGGGATAAGACCAAGGACGAGTTCAAAAAGTCCGGCGGTAAGTCCGTCATCGAATATACCAACAAAGGGAACGCCACAAACATGGTAAAAAACCCTCTGTTGATTCTGTGGGACGACCTCAACAAGAGCGCACTGGCATACTGGCGCGAATTGGGGCTTACTCCATCGAGTTTCCGCAAAATGACCGGCGGAGTGAAGGAAAAGGAGGAAAAGGGCGGCCTTGCCGCTGCTCTTGCCAGCCTTGAGACAGATTAAGGGTAAGAACTGGCCCGTAGTCCTTGAGTATGCCGAAAGCATCAGAGACGGGAGAAAGGTAGCTTGCAAGGAATTGCGGCAGGCTGTTGACCGTTTCTTTGCTGACCTCGATAATGACGAGTACGATTTCGCGCCGAAAGGGCCGGAGTTCTGTATTCAAATCATCGAAAAGACCCTCTGCCACCAGCAGGGGGAAAAGCTGGACGGCACACCGCTCCGGGGAAAGCCGTTCCTGCTGGAGCCGTTTCACAAATTCATCATATACAATCTTCTTGGGTTTAAGTTGAAAGGCACCGATGTGGTGCGGTTTCATGAAGCCCTTATTTTTATCCCTCGAAAGAACATCAAAACCAGTTTTGCCGCTTCCCTCGCATGGGCGCTGTCCCTGTGGTACCGGCGCAGCGGTTCCAAAACCTACATATCGGCCGCGGCTCTGATGCAGTCCCTTGAAAGCTTTAATTTTCTGGATTATAACATCCGGCTTATGGGCGAGGACGAGAAGCATGGCGGCGGTGTAAAGATCATTGACAACAACAACGAGCACTCAATGGAGGCAGAGCTTCCAGACGGCTCGTTTTTTATCCGCGCTCTGGCTGCAAACCCGGATGCGCAGGATTCTCTTAACTGCAATATTGCGATCTGCGATGAAATCCACGCTTTTACCAAGCCTAAGCAGTACAACCTTTTTAAGGAAGCCATGAAAGCCTACACCAACAAGCTGCTGATAGGTATTTCCACGGCTGGCGATAACGAACAGGGCTTCCTTGGGCAGCGGCTGCAATACTGCCGAAAGGTGCTGGATGGCACCATCAAGGACGAACAATATTTTATCTTTATGTGCTGCGCCAATCCGGATGAGGAGGGAAATATCGACTATACCAATCCCCTGGTACATGAGATGGCCAATCCGGCCTATGGCGTTTCCATCCGGCCGGAGGAAATTCTAAACGATAGCTTGCAGGCGCAGAATGACCCGCAGCAGCGGAAAGATTTCTTCGCAAAGTCTCTCAATGTCTATACCGGGGCTATCAAGTCATATTTCAACCTCGACGAATTCCGGCGAAGCGATGAAAAATATAACTGGACGCTGGACGAGCTTTCCAAGCTCCCAATAGACTGGTACGGTGGTGCAGACCTCTCAAAAATGCACGACCTAACGGCGGCTGCGCTTTTTGGAAATTACAAAGGCGTGGATATCATCATCAGTCACGCTTGGTTCCCTGTGGTGCAGGCTCATGTTAAGGCCGACGAGGATGGTATACCGCTTTTCGGCTGGGCCGATGATGGACTTTTGACCATGTGCAACAGTCCAACCGTAAACCACGCCGATGTTGTCAACTGGTTTGTTACAATGCGAAAGCGCGGTTTCCGAATACGACAGGTGGGGCATGACCGTAAATTCTGCCGAGAGTATTTCATTGGCATGAAATCGGCTGGGTTTAACATTATCGACCAACCGCAGTATTTTTACAGGAAATCAGAAGGTTTCCGGCATATCGAGCAGAGCGCCAAAAATGGGACGCTGTACTATATGCATTCCGAAGCATATGAGTATTGTGTTGGGAATGTCTCGGCCGTCGAAAAGACAGACGACATGATCCAGTACGACAAGGTAAGACCGACAAACCGAATTGATGTGTTCGATGCCTCCGTATTCGCCACGGTGCGGTACTTGGAGGCTTTGGATAAATCTAAAGCAGGAAAGAAATGGTGGGGTGATAAATGAGCATAGCAAATTTTTTTGAGCGCTTCCGCTCTCGGGATAAGCCCCAAACGCGGAGCGCTGTATGCCTGGTTGATGGAACCGGCTGGAAAGACCTAACCTGTTCCGGCTATACAGACCTTGCGCACAACCCGGAAATCTGTGCCGCTGTTGATAGGATTGCGTCTTTAATTGGAAGTATGACAATCTATCTGATGCAAAACACCGATAGTGGAGATATCCGGGTTAAAAATGGGCTGTCTCGTGTGGTTGATATCGAGCCGAACAGCTACATGGGCCGGTCAAACTTTATCCAGTGGATCATCAAAACAATGCTGCTGGATGGCCGGGGGAACGCTGTAGTGCTCCCAAAGACCCGGAAGGGGCTGCTCCGGCGTCTTGACCCGATTCCGGCGGCGTTTGTAGCATTTGTACCGAATGGGGAACGGTATTATAGCATCGAAATATCTGGGAAACCCTATGACCCGAATGATGTGCTGCATTTTGCCATAAATCCGAGCAATTACTACCCATGGAAAGGCACTGGGTACAGCATTGCGCTGGCTGATGTGGCAAATAACCTCAAGCAAGCGGCGAAAACAGAAAATGGCTTCATGGCCAGTGAATGGAAACCGTCTCTTATCGTGAAGGTAGATTCGCTGACGGACGAGTTTTCTGACCCGGAGGGGCGTGCAAAGCTCCTTGGCGATTTTGTGGCAAGCAATAAAGCCGGGGAACCTTGGCTGATTCCTGCCGAGCAATTCTCGGTGGAACAGGTAAGGCCCCTTACTCTATCTGATCTTGCGCTGGCAGACTTCGTAAAACTGGATAAAACGACGGTGGCAACCATTCTTGGCGTGCCGCCTTTTGTTTTGGGCGTTGGCGAGTTCAAGCGAGACGAATGGAACAACTTTATTTCTTCCCGTATCATGCCGATTGCACAGATTTTGGAGCAGGAGTTTAGCCGAAAGCTGCTCGTATCTCCGGATTACTTTTTCCGCTTCAATGTCCGCTCCCTCTACAACTATTCCTTGGAGGAAACCATCAAAGCTGGCGCGGAAATGGTTGACCGCATGGCAATGACACGGAACGAGTGGCGCAGTTGGGTTGGGCTTACTCCGCACGAGGGAATGGATGAGCTTTTGGCCCTTGAAAACTACATTCCCGCGGACCGCCTTGGCGATCAGAAAAAACTAAACGGAGGAGGTGAGTAAATGGTAGGAGCAAGACAGGCAATCAGCCGCAGTGGCGACTTCAAAACCCGCGCTGCTGATGGGAACCTCTACATTGAGGGCTATTTCGCCACCTTTACCGGTGAATACCGGATGTGGGATAAAGCCATCGAGCGCATTGACCGAGGAGCCTTTGATGGTACCCTCGGTGATGATATTCGGGCGCTGGTTAACCATGATACCACAATCGTGCTTGGCAGAACAACAGCTGGTACACTGACCCTCCGCGTTGACGATTTGGGCCTTTGGGGGTCCATCCTCATTAATCAAGCGGATCAGGATGCCATGAACGCCTATGAGCGCGTAAAGCGTGGGGATGTTTCCCAATGTTCTTTCGGATTTGATATCCTTGACGAGGAAACCGAAATCCGGCCAGATGGCACAACCGTGTGGACTATTCGCAAAGTCAAACTGTATGAGGTATCGGTCGTTACCTTCCCGGCCTACGAGGACACCATGGTAGAGGCTCGGAAAAAAGACCTTGAAAAGATCAACGAGCGCAAGCTCGACCAATGGAGGGCCGAAGCCCTCAAAAAGCTAAGAAAGGAGTGCTGACATGGCACTGAAATCCATTATGATTGCCAAAAAGCTGGAACTGAAAAGAGCAGCTTTTGAGGCACTGGTAGCTAAAGACGCAGAATTTGCAACACGCTCCGCTGAAATCGAAAAAGCAATCGGCGAAGCTACCACCGATGAGGAGCAGCAGGCTGTTGAGGACGCCATGAACAAATTTACCGAGGAACAGGATGCCCACAACGCCGAAAAAGAAAAACTGTCCGCAGAAATCAAGGGCCTTGAGGAAGATTTGGAAAATGCCGAAAAAGATCCTCCCAAGGCTGAACCCAAAGCAGAAAAGAAAGACGAAAGGAATGATTTTACCATGAATACCATCAACATTCGCTCCCTCCCCATGAATGTGCGCGCCTTTGACGCTCTTCCCAAAGAGCAGCGTGACGCTATCGTAGCCCAGCCCGATGTGCAGACCTTCTTTGCGGAGCTTCGTAACGCTGCCCGCAGCAAGAGAGATATCACCGGTGGTGAGCTGACCATCCCTGTTGTATTCCTCGACCTCATTGCCGAGAATATGTATCGCTACTCCAAACTGATGCGTCGGGTCCGCATCCGCAATGTCAATGGCGAAGCCCGTCAGACCATTGCCGGTACTGTCCCCGAGGCCGTTTGGACTGAAATGTGCGGCGCCATCAATGAGCTGACCTTCAGCTTTAACCAGATCACTCTTGACGGCTTCAAGGTTGCCGGTTATGTTCCTGTTTGTAATTCCCTGCTGGAGGATAACGATGTAAACCTCGCCTCCTGGATCGTCGAGATGCTGTCCGAGGCTATCGGCCTTGCCAAGGATAAGGCCATCCTGTACGGCAAGGGCGCTGGTCAGAAGATGCCTCTTGGTATTGTGACGCGTCTGGCGCAGGAGAGCAAACCCAGCGATTACCCGGCCAATGCTCCTGCTTGGGTTGACCTGCACACCTCCAACATCATCACCATTCCCACCGCTTCCACCGGCGAGGCTTTCTGGGCTGCGCTGGCTGTTGCTGCTGGTAACACCTTCACCCGCTATTCCCGCGGCGAGCGCTTCTGGGCTATGAATAGCAAGACCCTGGCTACTCTGCAGTCCAAGGCAATCCTTGCTACCGCTTTGGGCCGGTATGTCACCTTTGACGGTATGACCATGCCCATCATCGGCGGTGATGTGGAAATCCTCGAATTTATCCCCGATGGCGACATCGTTGGCGGCTATGGCGACCTGTACCTGTGGGCGCAGCGCTCCGGCATGACCATCGAAGCATCCCGCGAGGTTCAGTTCATTCAGGACAACACCGTATTCCGCGGCAAAGAGCGTGCTGACGGTATGCCCGTTATCCCCGGCGCTTTTGTGGCGATCAACATTAACGGCGCTTCCGTAACCACCTCCATGACCTTTGCGGCTGATACCGCCAACAACGCTAAGTTGTCCGCTCTGACCGTTGGAAACCTGTCCCTCAGCCCTGCTTTTGATGGCGATGTGCTGAGCTACACCGCTACCGCTTCCGCTGCGACTGCTGCAGTAAACGCCACTACCGAGGTTGCCGGTGCGCAGGTCGCTATTGCCTACAACAACGCCAATGTGAAGAACGGCGGCTCTGTTACCTGGCTGGCTGATGGCGCTGCCCATCCTCTGACCGTTACTGTCAAGAATGGAAACGAGACCGTTGTTTACACAGTCAATGTAACCAAGGCTTCCTAAAAGGGGGTTAAAGCATGACAGACGCTGATATCCTCGTGATCTTGAAGGTTGATTTGCAACTTTCCACAACAGCGCTTGACGATTACCTGTCGGCGTTGATCGCGTCTGCCAAGGAGTATATCGCTACCGAGGGAATCGTACTTTCCACCAGCACCGGTGATGCTATGCTGGTGGAGATGTACGCCGCCTACCTTTACCGGCAACGCCGGGAAAAGGTCGTAGCAATGCCCAGGATGCTCCGGTGGGCACTCAACAACCGGCTGTTTGAGCAAAAGGTGGGTGATTGATTTGGATGATCTCATTACATTAATCTCCCAAACATTTGAGCAGAACGATATCGGGGTACAGATTGCCACAGAAACCACAACACAGGTCTGGGCGCGGCTGCAGTCCGCTACACGGGCGGAGTTCTATTCCGCCGGTCAAAACGGCTTGCAGCCGTCCCTTGTGGCGGTTACTCCTATCGCCAACTATGCTGGGCAGAAATTAGCCGAGTGGCACGGCACACGCTATTCCATTTATCGCACCTATTTTGCAACAGGCAGCGATGAAATAGAGCTGTACCTTGAGGAAAAGGTGGGCAACGATGTCGAAAACGGTTAGACCGGATGAGTTGGCAACGGCAATCCTGTCCGAACTGAAAAACTATGACCAGGCTGTTACGGATGGCGTAAAAAAAGAGGTTCGGCAGGTGGCAAAGGAATGCCGCCAAGACATTGTGACCGGCAGCCCGGTACAGACCGGCGATTATAAGGCCGGTTGGCGTGACAAGGTCGCATATGAGAGCTACAGCGATATCCGTATGCGAATTTTCAACAAAACGGATTACCAGCTCACGCACTTGCTGGAACATGGTCACGCAGGCCCAGGCGGAACCGCAAAAGGCTCTGCCCGCCCATTCCCCCACATCGGCCCAGCGGAGCAAAAGGCAGAGCAGAAACTATTAACCCGTGTAAAGGTGGTGATTAAGAAAGGATGACACTGCAAGAGGTCAATTCCCTGTTAAAACAGACGAGGATGCCCGTAGCTTACGGTTACTTCAATAAGCCGCAAAAGTTACCGTATATCCTCTATCGCGTCTCCTACTCCAATAATTTTGGCGCTGACAATGTGGTGTATCACCACATCAACCATATACAGGTTGAGCTTTACACAAAAGATAAAGACCTCACAGCAGAGGGCAAAGTCGAACAGGCTTTGTCCTCTCTGTTTTGGCAAAAGTCCGAAAGTTACATTGAGGATCAACAGTGTAACCAAGTAGTTTATGAAATCGAGGTGTAAAAATGGCTGATAAAGTTAAATTCGGTATCTCGAATGTCCATTACGCTATCCTCGACGGGGAAAATAACACCTATGGCACTCCCGTAGCCATCCCCGGCGCAGTTAGCCTTTCTTTGGAGCCTTCCGGCGATACCACACCGTTTTATGCGGACAACATTCAGTATTTCGTAGCCGTGGCGAACAGCGGCTACACCGGCGATCTCGAAGTCGCCGTTTTCCCCGAGGCATTCCTCAAGGATGTTTTCGGGTATACTCTTGACACCACCAGCAAGGTGATGATTGAGAATGCAAACATTCAGCCCAAGTCTTTCGCCTTGCTGTTCCAAGAGGAGGGCGATGTGAACGGAACGAAGTTTGTTCTTTATAACTGCACCTGCACCCGCCCCACTCGTGAGCTGAACACCACGACCGAGAGCGTAGAGCCGCAGACGCAGACCGTCAGCATCACCGCTTCCCCTCTGGCAAACGGCAACTCCCTTGCCTACACTACGGCGGAGACCCCGGAGGCGACCGTGAACGGCTGGTACACCGCCGTATTCACTCCGACGACTGGAGGCTGAAATGAACAAAGTAATCGAGATCGACGGAAAAAGCGTAGGGTTGTGCGCTAATGCGCTGACCCCACGCATCTACCGCCACAAGGTGGGTCGGGACATTGTCCGAGACCTGCAAAAGCTACAAACGGCAGCGACATCCGAGGACGGATCTTTTTCCGTAAGCGATCTTGAAATATTTGAGGATGTCGCTTTTATCATGGCTCGGCAATATGACGGGTCCATCCCGGACAATGTTGACGAGTGGCTGGAGCAGTTTGAGATGTTTTCCATCTATAAAGTGCTCCCTGCCATTTTGGAGCTTTGGAGCCTGAACAACAAGACTACCGCTGTTCCAAAAAAAAAATAAAACAAACCGTGCGTGAGCCTACCGGGTCAACCTTTATGCTCCGCTGCGCTGAACTCGGTTTATCCGATGAAGCGCTGGAGGACATGACCTGCGGAATGGTCTATGATTTGATGATCGAAAAGGCCAACGACGCAGAACAGTATGCCATAAAGGGCAGACCCGGCGGCTTGCGTGATTTCTTCGCAGGAGGTGGTAAGATTGGCTGAAAATGTTAAAGGCATCGTTGTTGAAATCGGCGGCGATACAAAGGGATTGTCGAAAGCGATCAGCTCGCTGAACAGCGAAATCCGTGGGACACAATCGGAGCTTAATAAAGTCAATCGCCTGCTGAAACTCGACCCGACTAATATTGACCTGCTCAAACAAAAGGAGCAATTGCTCGGGGAACAAATCAAAAATACAGAAAACAAGGTTGAAAGCCTCCGAAACGCCAAAAAGAAAGCGGATCAGGAAATGGCGGATGGCACGGAGATCAACCAAAAACAATACCGTGAGTTAGTCCGGGAACTGACCAGCGCCGAACTAAAGCTGAAAGACCTACAGGCCGAAGCGTCCAAGAGCCGTGCGGCACTTGCACAGGTTTCGGCGGTTACCGGCGAAATAGCAGAAAAGTCCGGGAACATTGCAAAGAAGTTTGCACCGGCATCTTTGGCCTTTGCAGGAGCAGGAGTGGCAGCCACAAAAGCTGCTGTAGAATTTGAAAGCGCCTTTGCTGGCGTTGAAAAAACAGTAGACGGCACTACAGAGCAGCTTGCGGCACTCAGGCAGGGCATATTGGACATGGCAGAAGAAATTCCTGCGTCCACTACGGAGATTGCGGCGGTTGCGGAAGCTGCTGGACAGTTGGGTATTGCCACCGATGATGTACTTGACTTTACCCGCGTTATGATCGACTTAGGCGAAGCAACCAACCTTTCCGCTGATGAAGCTGCCTCTGCACTTGCCAAATTTGCCAACATTACCGGAACGACCGCTGATGAATACTCCAAACTCGGCAGTACCATCGTTGACCTTGGCAATAACTTTGCCACAACAGAGCGCGATATTGTTGAGATGGCTACACGCCTTGCGTCTGCTGGTACAGTTGCCGGGTTGTCCGAACAGGATATCCTTGCATTGTCTACCGCAATGTCCTCGGTTGGCATCAACGCAGAGGCAGGCGGTACGGCAATGACCCAAACAATGACCGCAATAAGCAAGGCTGTGTCTGCTGGCGGTGATGATCTTGAGACATTCGCAAAGATCGCTGGTGTATCTGCTTCTGAATTCGCAGATATGTGGGGCAATGAACCGATAGACGCAATCAGTGCTTTCATCGGCGGGCTTGGGAAGATGAACGAAAATGGAGAGGACACAATCTCCGTATTGGATGAATTGGGGCTCTCCGGGATTCGCCAGTCTAATATGCTTCGTGCGTTAGCCCTTGCGTCCGATGTATTGGGCGATGCTGTTACAACCGCAAATACTGCATGGGACGAAAATATTGCCCTCTCCAACGAGGCAAGCAAAAGATACGCAACGACCGAAAGCCAGATGAAAATCCTCCGAAACGGGCTCAACAACTTGGCGATTTCCATCGGTGATATCCTGCTGCCGATTATCAATAAAATCGTCGCAGGGCTTCAAAATGCAATCGATTGGTTTTCAAACCTTGACGATGGTGTAAAGAAAACAATCCTTATTGTCGGCGGTCTTATTGCGGCGATTTCCCCGATTGCAGGTATTATTTCAGGAATTACCGGAGCCATCAGTTTTATAACTGGAACGGTTATCCCGGCGCTGATAACGGCCATAAATTTCATAATTGCAAATCCTATCGTGCTACTCATAGCGGCCATTGTAGGACTTGTTGCGCTGATTGCAACAAAGGGTGACGAGATACAGGCCATCCTCCAGCGTGTGGATGATTTCTTGCAGGGCGTATTTACGACGGATTGGTCGGAATCGTTTGGAATATTGGGGGAAATCTTAAATTTCTTCTTCGCAACAGTAAAATCTATTTGGGATTCCATAAAGGCCGTTTTTGACGGTATTATCGATTTTGTTCGTGGCGTTTTCACGGGAGATTGGGAAAGGGCATGGAAAGGTGTGCAGGAAATCTTTAAGGGAATTTTTACGGCGCTTGTTGCCATTGCAAAAGCACCCCTTAACGGCATCATTGCACTAATCAACATGGTCATTGACGCAATCAACTGGATGATAAACGGTCTGAATAAGATCCACTTTGATGTCCCTGACTGGGTTCCTGTTTTGGGCGGTAAGTCCCTCGGATTTAATATTCCGACCATCGGAAAGATTGCTTATCTTGCCAAGGGCGGAGTTTTGTCCTCCGGCAGCGCCATCGTCGGCGAAGCCGGGCCGGAGCTGCTTACCATGGCCGGTGGCCGTGCCCATGTCATGCCGCTGAACGGAAACGAACGTGGCGGTATCACCATCGAAATGAATAACACATTTAACGGCTACGATAACGCAGCCGGTGAAGCTGCCGCAAGGAACTTGGTACAGGCGGTCAACCGTGCGCTTGGGAGGGCTTACTGATGAGAAAATTTAAGCTCCAGAACAGTGTCGGTGCCGAATGGGATTTGATGGACAAAACGGCGTACTTTAATGCGCCGGGTGGATTAGGCTTCGGCAAAACCTACTCCACCATACAAGCCGGAAGCGCATGGCTGGTATCGGATGAATTCCTTAACCAGTATGCCGTGACAGGCGAAATGATATTCTTCGACTATGCACGGTATCAGGCGTTTATTTCGTTTGTGACAAAAGGCCCGCTTTACCTGATGTATTCCCCGCTGGACACATGGTACAAAATCAAGTGCGAAGTGCAGTCTGCGGATAAGTCTGAACTGAAATCCGGCTATTTGGCAGTACCGATTACATTCCTCTGCTTCGGGACTTGGCACGAAGCTGTTAAGGTAACGCAAAGCCAAGCGCCAGACCAAGGGATTAAAAGGTACAGCTATACTTATCCTTATTATTACGCAGAGACAGCAACAGGAACTGCAAAGATAAGAAACGGAGATTTGGCATCTCCGTGCAAGCTGCAAATCTTCGGGCCGGTCGTCAATCCTGCTTGGGCGCTTATCAAGGCCGGTACCCGTGTAGCGGTCGGAAAAGTAACCGCAACAATCCCTGACGGCCACAAACTCGTTGTTGATGCTGACCCTGCAACAATGGAGATCGCCGAGTATGCGCTCGACGGGACATACATCCAAAACCTGTACCAGTCCAGCGACTTTTCGACCGGAAGATTTATCTATGCTCCGCCGGGAGAAAGCACTTTGACCTTTTCGCACGACGGCACGTCAGATATCGTAGCATATGTGGAGGTGGAGAAACTTGCATACTCTGTTTAAGTGCGAAGTATTCGCAAGGGATTTCACATTCCGAAGTTTTGCTCCGATTGAAAGCCCGGAGATACAGTTTGACTACCTGACCGTAGAAAAAACTACTCTCCGGGCTGTAAAGCTGGATGCAAAAAAGGGCGACTTTATAAGTGTTACAGACCAAAACGGGAATGTAGCTTATCAGGGGATTGTTGATGATGTTGAAACCGATAAAACGGGCGTAACGATATCGGCGCAGCCTCTTATGTCGCTTTTTGACGCAGAGGTATATTTCGACCGCACGACCTCTGCAAAGATCGAGCCTTTTATTGCTTCGATCATCCGAGATAACTTTGTCTCTTCGGGAGATGCTTTGCAAAATATATCCGGTATGACGGTGGAAACGACCTCCGAAACGGCCGGGGCGCTCAACCTAAAGGACAACATCCACAGCTTTTACGAAATCATCACGAAATCGCTGACGGCTTACGGCGTGGCTGTCAACATGAGATTTGACCCGCAGAAAAAGACGATATCCGTTAAGGTTGGTAAGGTTAGCGAAACGGCGGTAATCGAAACAAATCTACAGGCCATCGTGGATAAAAACATCATCATCGGTGACAGTACCGGCCAGCTGAACAAGGTGACCATCTACAACAAGTCCGATGAATCGCAACACATAACCTACTATCTGCATCCTAACGGCAAGGTCGATACAAACAACACGGATAGAATTACACCCGTGTTCTTTGCAGCGCAGTTTTTGGAAACGGATAACAATTTTGAATCTGCTGCATACAAAAAGGCTTACGAAGCGTTAAGCCCGCAAAAGTATGACAACATGATCGAGCTGACGGCCCGCAACGACTGTGGCGTACTTGATACCTCGATGGCCATCGGCACAGAGGTTTTGGTCATTGATGGCGACAGCAGTTACAAATCCATCCTTACCGGCTATGCAAGGTCGCAGGATGTTACAAAAATGACCTTTGGCGTTGTCCGCGCCGATTTAACCAAAATCCTAATCCTTGAAAGGAGGGCAAACGCATGATAACGCTACTCCAATATAACGCATCTATTGTTACCCCTACCGATGATGCTTACCTGTATAATCACATCATCAACGATAGCGGTATATTTACCGGCGTGGAGGTAACAACACAGGGCGGAAACATCATCAATGTTTCGGATGGCCGCGGAATTATCCTCGGCCGAAACTTTGTGGTAGAAGCGCAGACCATCAATGCTACGCTCCCGACCAGCGGCTCCGTCCCCGGTCGATTGCTTATCCAAATTGACATGGCAAACACCGAAGCACCGATTTCTTTTGTGACACAGGCGCAAGACCCGCTTCCGGCGATGGTGCAGGAGGATATCAATGCAAGCGGTACTGTGTACCAGCTGCCGATAGCCACTTACACAGCCCAGCCCACAATGATCTCCGATTTGCAGTATGTAGCGCACACCATCAGCCCCGGTACTGTTGCGAGCTTTAACGGCCGCACCGGAGCGGTGACACCGCAAACCGGCGATTACACCGGCAGCCAAATCAAAATCCCCGGCTACAAGCAGGCAACCTCCCGGCAGAATGTAACCGCAACAGACACGGTAACGCAGGCCATCGGAAAGATGGAGTACAAGATAAACCGGGCGGTTGTTATTAAGCAGCTTTCGCTTCCTGCGGCATCTTGGACAGGCAGCGGCCCCTATACCCAAACAGTCACCATAACCGGCATCACCGTCAACAGCAAAGTAGACATCCAAATGGATGCTACCTCCCTCGGCGTACTCATCGACAGCGGCACATATGCGATATGGATGGAGAACAATAACGGAACGATTACGGCCAAAGTCCTCGGCGATAAGCCGAGCGCAGACATGACCGTACAGGTTACGATAACGGAGGTAACAGCATGAGCGTAATTTACGGCAACCCAATTATTACCAACGGGGGGGGTAAAACTCAACATTGATTACGGTGCAACCCCTCCTTCTGATACCACCAAGCTCTGGGTGCCATTGGCAACAAAGCCAAGCAGTATTTCGTTGCAGACTGGTGTTGATGTTGGCGATTTTGCTTCTAAAACAATCAATATCGTTGACACGAACGGAAACCAAGCGAGTATTCCTCAATATTCAGGAATTGCAGACGATGGTAATGGTGGTTGGTATTGCTTCGGCGGTGGTGAAGGAACGGTTAGCTATGGCCCAAAAGCCAGCAAAAATATATGGCATATCACAGCAAGTGGAGTTATCAGTAAAATTGCGCAGACGCTTGTTTATGTGACTGCAATCCCATGGTGTATTCGGAATGGTTCATATATATATATTTTTGGCGGCTTCAAGAACCCACCAAGCTACAACCAAGCTGGTGGGCCGATGGTTCAAAAATTTAATATCCAAACAAGAGAAACAACATATGCTTGGTCAAGTGAACAAATTCAGTACACCACATCTGATGGCGGCCCTTGGTGGGACGGATGCAAGCTGTTTAAGTATGGCAAGTATTTAATCCTTGCAGGCGGTAACTATCAATCAAATGACCTATATGGTTCTAACGGACAAGGTGGAAATCAAATTAGGTATTACGACACAACAAGTGATACGATTGTTTTCAAAACAATTTTTGCTGAAGTAGGGGTTTATGCACAAGCAAAACCATGTGCGATAACAAGTAATTTAGTTGTTTCTCCATATCCATCCTCTGCTCTTGGTTATAGATACAATCTCGACACATACTCCGCTGATAAAGAAGTACCGGCTGTACCGTCAGATAAGGTTGCAATTGTGAATAGAAGTTCCGTTCCATTTTTCTATTCCGGTAAATCGTATGTTGTCGCAACAAACGGGAAAATATACGAGTATAACCAAACAACAAACAGTTTTTCTGCCGAACCAATAAAACAGATAACCACAGAATTAGAGACTAAAAATTATACTTGGTGTTATAACGATGGCCATATTTATATGCCGTATTCGTCAAGATTGTATGTCTGTGATGCTCAAACACCTTTGGCGAACAATAACATGATAATTTCCCTTGATATTGATGGCGCTGTTTGGAAGGCGTTAAACACAAAGGATGTTTCCGCAAGTGTATACCCTATCAAGGTTTTGGTTGGCGATACCGATGGGTGGGCTGTACAGAAAGATGCTTACCTGTACGATACCGCCACAAACAAGTGGACAAAACTTGATGGTTCTTCTACCTATCAAGATATGCAGAACGCACTAAATATATTAGGGGTGAACTAAATACTCACCCCGGAAAGGGTGAATATGAGTATTTTAGGAAATCCCATTACATTGGGTGGCGGTGGAGCTGATTTGAACATTGACTTTGGCTCCACACCTCCCGCAGACACAAGCAAGCTGTGGGTTCCGCTGGGGAAGAAGCCGGATAAGGTTTCCGTTATATCCTATTTTGATGGCCAAACAGGAAATCTTCAATCACTTGGTTCTTTTTCGCCAGAGTCTGGCGGTAGCGCCGGTTCTTTGTCACCAAGAATAGTCGGAGATGAACTTTGGGTTGTACGAATCAATACATTTGTGAGTAGTGTTGAAAGAACTGTTATAGCAAAATTCAATCTCAAAACAAAGCAGTTTGTTGAAACCTTAACAGCATATAATATTGGTTATTTGGGATGTGGAATTGTTAAGGTAGGTGACAAGATATATTCTCTTAACACACATTACGCAAGTGGAGGTTATGGCTACACCGAGGATAAAATGTGTATTATCGACCCGACAACAGGAAAGTATAACCGTACCACTCTTTCAATTAGTGAAATTACATCATATGCTTATATAAGTGCAGTTACAGATGGGAAATATATTTATGCTCTTGGCGGTTCTAATAGTGACTCCGTTGATAAGATGTTGGTTATCGACCCTGAATTATTGAAGATTACAAAAACCATTTATTTTGGAACCAATTTGTTTCGTGCCACAAGCATTATATACTATAACGGATTTGCATATTTCGCTTACAACAATACCTTAACGGTTTCGGAATGTACGACTCGTATAAAAAGAATAAATCTAACAACATTTGAACATTCTGACATATACCAAAGTGGAGCTGATATGAAGTCAAGCTATCTATGGTCACTGACAAATGATGGCGAAACGGCATTTTTGGCTTGGGCAAGCTGGGGAAACGCATCTTCAAGCACAAACTATTCATTGAAGACACTAAAGTTTAATCTCTCTGACACAAACATAACCCCTGTTGTTATTAGTGACCAAAAGCCCGGAAATTACGGGAGTAGATTATTCCAAGAAGCGTATCTTGGGAATATTTATTCTTGCCTTAATGATACCTTATACACAATTCCTTACAAGCGTGACTTGGCGAGTGGTTATTTGGCGATAACTGCTGATATCTCCAAAGATGGTATTGATATTTTAGCCGACAAGAATAACTCTATCTTCATAAATCCGATATCAGTTTATCTCGGAGATGAAAATTCGATAGCACAAAAAGTGGATGCATATTTGTACGACAACGCAGATGGAAAGTGGAAAACGCTTGACGGTGTTTCTTATACAGCGGATATGCTCAGAGCACTTAATATTATGGGGGTGAACTAAATGGGCTACTACACCGAAAAGGCCAAGGAAGTGAAAGCAAAGCAGGACGCAGAGTTGGAACAGCTGAAAGCAGCTTTGCAAACCCTTGGCGTAGAAACCGAAGAAAAGGAGGAAACAGCCAATGCGGAATGACGTTTTAGAGCAGGCGCAGGAAATCCGGACGAGCATCGACAACGTAACCGTTGCTTTGGCGGACGCTGATGCAGCAAAGAACCCTATGCTGTTCTTACCATGGGAAGTTGACACCAAATACGCGGTGGGTGACCGCAGACGACACGGTGGCAAGGTGTATAAGTGCTTGCAGGCCCACACTTCACAGGCAGACTGGGAACCCCCGGCTGTCCCTGCCCTGTGGGTAGTAGTTAACGTCAGCTCTTCCGGCACGATTGATGACCCCATTCCTGCATCGAGGGGCATGGAGTACGAGTACGGCAAGTATTACCTCGACCCGGAGGACAAGAAAACATACCTCTGCAAGCGTTTGGACGAAACCGGAACTATCGTGCTTCAATACCTCCCTCACGAGCTTATCGGAAACTATTTTGTGGAGGTGTAGCATGGAACCGAGCGTAATCGTGGCGATAATCACAGGCATTGCTTCCGTAGCAGCGGTTGTTATCACCAACAACAAAAGCAACATGGAGCGTGACAACAAGGCCGATATCGAACGAGCCGTCACCAACGAGAAGCTGGACGAGCTTACAAGAGAGGTAAGACGGCACAACGGCTTTGCGGAGAGAATCCCCATCTTGGAGGAACGGACAACCGCCCTCAATAAAAGAGTAACCAACCTTGAGCAGAAGAAAGGAGCTTGAACATGAACGAATTTGTAACTTGGACTTCCCTCGGTACTTACGCAGGTGCAGTCATGATGGTCACCATCATCACCCAGTTTTTGAAGCAGACCCCCCTCAAGAATATCAACACTAACCTCTTGGCCTATATCGTTTCCGCACTTATCCTCGTGGGCGCAGAAGCGTTTACGGGAGCCGAGCTGACGGTGCAGGGCGTTATCCTGTGCCTGCTTAATGCGGTTATCGTGGCCTTGGCCGCCGGTGGCACTTATGACGCTACCACAACGGGGATGATTAAACACGCTGATGCGGCTATTTTGAATGCCGAGGGAAAGGGGGAAGCCTAATGGCTTTCCTCTCTCCCGATAATGTGCGCTATGATAACGGCGTAAAAATCTGTGAAAAGATAATCCCGGATTCTGCGGTTTGGAACCGTGATGTTAAGGAAGGTGGTTACACCTACCGAAAGGGAACGACCTATAAGGCCAATCGTCCGCTTTCTGCGATTAAAGGCGTCACAATACATAATACCGGGCGCATCAAGATTCCTAACGGAACCACAATGGCGGAGCAGTACACCCGCGCTACCTACCCGAACTGCAATATGGGGTCTGTCCGTGTCCACTACTATGTGGACGAGAACGAAGCATGGCAGAACCTTGACGAGGGCGAGGTCGGCTGGCACGCTGCTGATGGAAACTACGGCCCCGGCAACAGCACTACCATCGCCATCGAGATCATCATGGACGGCACTGATGCCGAGTACAATCGGATTGCCGAAGATAACGGTGCAAGACTGTGCGCTGCTATCCTCAAACGGCATGGTTTGGATGAAACCGCAGTCTACCAGCACCATGACTGGTACGCAAGGAAAGATTGCCCTGCCTATATCAGACCGCACTGGAGCGCGTTTTTGGCGTTGGTGCGGCAGTATCTCAATGACGATACGCAGGCGCCGAGCGATTATGATAAGCTGGTCGCCGAGTTGGAAGACATCAAAGAAAAATACAGAACCGAACACGCCAGCGCGCAGGCACTGCGTGGGAGAATTTTAGCCGCTGTGGAGCAGTACGATACGGTGGCAAAATAACTCACTTTGCAACTCACTTTTGTTCCGAAAGTGAGTTTTTCATGCTTTTTTCAGCGGAATGAAAGTCGTAAAAACCGCTTGATTCCTACACTTTACGGCAACAACATTATTTTGCGTGTGGGTTCAAGTCCCATCTTCCGCACCAAAAAGAAAAAGACGCCTTTGGGCGTCTTTTTCTTTTTGGTGCACTGGGGAGCACAGAGCCTGCGCAAAGGACCAGTCTGTGCCCTGATGAAACGCGAAAGACAACCCTGACGGTTTTCTTTCACACTATTTTTCCCTCCGAAGGCGCAGGCTTGTCCAGATATTACCGGCCGTCTTTTTCTTTTTGGTGCGGTGGGGAGCACAAAGCCTGCATAAAGGGCCAGTCTGCCCCAGCTTAAATGCGGAAAAGGCTATTTTCCCCTGTTCGGTGAAAGAAAAATCTGATTAAATCAAAACAGAGGGGCCGCTCTCTTACGGAACGCCCCCTATCCAAAACGACTACACCGGGTCGTTTTGTCCATTCACCCCCGGCAGAGCGCCCTTCGGAGAGCTATGGGGCCAGTCTGTGTGGGATGCTTTCCGCAAAAATATCTAGCTGATATTTTTGAGCTAATGCACGAATGGTATTTCGCTCGCTGCGGCGAGCGACCAGCCTTTTGAAAAAGGCCGGCGCCAAAACTTTTTACATTTTTCCTCTCGCGCACGCGCGTGCACCCGCCCGTACCCGCGCGCTACATGCGTGTATATGTACGCACGCATAGACTTTCAGTCCGGATTATGGGACTCACAATCTGCTACAATAAAACCGTGGAAAGCAGCCGGCAGCCCCTTATCCCAGGAGAGAAACCGAGAAGAAAACTGCCACCGGTCAACCATTCCGGGCGGCCAGCAGCCCCGCCGCAAAGTCCCTTACCCGCTGCTTTTCCGCCGGGGTCAGCCGGGCCAGCAGCGCCCCCAGGCTCTCCCCACCCAGTCCGTCCTCCGCCGGGAGGGCGGGCTTTTCTATTTGCGGCGAATTGCCGCACAGCCAGTCCACTGTCACATTGTATTTTTCAGCGATCTCCCGCAGCTTTCCCCGGTAGGAGCCGCTCCGTCCGGCCCGCCAGTCGGCCACCACATTGCCGCTTTTGTAGCCAAGCGACCGGGCAAATTCCGCATCCGCCCCATGCCGGTCCGGGATCAGGGATAGAATTCTTTGCAGCATAATATCCATATTTTCTCTCCTCATTTTGGCTAAATCTACAAAAACTCACAAATCGTGAGAAAACACTTGAAATCACGCAAAACATGAGTTACAATGGAAAGTGGGATCTTTCCCCAAACGCTCTGTTTTGTATGATTTTTCGCTTGTTCAAGCGGTTTCCATCTCTATCATACCGCAAAAAGCTGCCCTTGTCAAGTGTTTTTAATCCACACGAACATGAGCTTTCGAAACCGTCCCAGCCGGGGGAACGGCCTGCCGCGGCAGGGGGG